CCCAAATCAAGATCCTTATGGTAGAGCACATTATGAGGAAAATGTCGGTGGATTGATAGTTGATATGGCTGATTTCAATGTCAGCAATATAGCAAAAGAAAATAAATTTCATTGTTATGCGGGAAGTCAGTGGAGAATCTTTCATCATGATGCTGTTAAGCATTTATATGGAAGCCAAAACTGGAATGAAGGATATGTCAAATGGATTGAAGATGATATCGTGAAAGGTACAAGATAATGCTTAAACCAGTATATAAAGATAGTAAATTTTTTAGTTGTGATGATTTATATCAACATTCTGTAAACGCCCCCGCAGGTCATAAGATCTGGGAAAAGTGCCACGAGATTGCTCAGATGCTTATAGACAAGAATATTTCATATGGAAATTCATTTCAAAAACCTATTGGTATTTTTAGTAAATTACCAGCAAGGGAACAAACTTTAATCAGAATAGATGATAAATTAAATAGATTAGCTTCTGGACAAAGTTTTGGCGATGAGGATACGATCTTGGATCTTGTAGGGTATCTAATACTCTTATTGGTTCTTGATGATAAGAATCGGTAGTTTATTTTTATCTATGATATAATATTATTATGAATAAGGGACAGAAGAAAAGTAAGAATTTTTCTAGAAATATGATAAATATTGGGGATAACTATAATAGTTGGACGATTATTCGTCATGAATATCAAGGTAATTGGTTGTGTAGATGTGTGTGTGGCACAGAAAAAATTGTAGATGGGTATACACTTATTAAAGGAACCAGTCGTCAATGCCATATATGCGGGAATAAAGAAAGAGCTAGCAAGTTAAAGATAGGGGGCGATCATGTTGCCGCTAAACAAGCATATGCTAAGTCTAGAGCACAAGCAAAAGAGAGAGGCTTTGAGTATAATTTAAGTTTTGATTTTTTTTATTCTATAAGTAAAAAAGATTGTTATTATTGCAATTCATCCCCAGAAGGAGGGTACTGGGAAAATTCTTCTTATAAAAAAGATTGGCATGAAGCCTTTATTTCAAATGGTATTGATAGGTTTGACAACCTTATTGGATATTTAGAGGAAAATGTAGTCCCCTGCTGTATTCGTTGTAACAGAGCTAAAAATAATATGAGTATAAAAGAATGGAAAGAAAAAATTATACAATGGAATGAATGGCTTAATAAATATATGCTTGACATGAACAGTAATAAAGAGGTATAATTAGATATGCCTATTTATCAATATTGTTGCATAGGGTGTGATGAAGATGTTGAAATAACTAGAGGATTTAATGATCCTGAAGAAATCCCTGAATGCCAGCTAGGTCATAGAATGACAAGAGTTTACAATACATTCGGTATCCAATTTAAGGGTGGCGGATTTTATAGTACGGGAGGCTAAATGTCAGAATTAGAAGTTGCAGGTCAGTTTGATCAAATGAATAAAGTCGTTGAAGAATTGCTGAAAGGTAGTACTTCATCGCAAATTGCTAAAACAACAGGCTTAACTCGTGTGCAAGTTGACAACCATATCAAGACTTGGAAAGAATTAGTCCAAGATAACACTGCTATTAAAGCTCGTGCTAAGGAAGCTTTGGCGGGAGCAGATGAGCATTACAGTATGCTTATTAAAGAAGCTTGGAAAACATTAGAACAAGCGGATGCTCAAGATGCATTACCTGTTAAAACACAAGCACTCAAGTTAATTGCTGATATTGAAGCAAAGCGTATTGATATGCTTAATAAAGCAGGAGTCTTAGAAAATAGTGATCTGACAGATCAGATTTTAGAGTCAGAGCGTAAGCAAGAAATACTTGTTAATATTCTTAAAGAAGTTACTTCATCTTGCGATAAATGTAAATGGGAAGTTGCTAAAAGACTTTCAGAGGTAACTGGACAAGTTGAAGCGGTAATAGTAGATTAATGTCAGACTTTAATGTATTTTTAGATGCCTTAAGTGGTGATGAGTTTGATGAAACGCCTGTTCCTATAGAACAGTTTGTAACTGATAGAGCATATCTTGGATTGCCACCATTATCTGAAAATCAATATATAATGATTAAGGCTTCTACACAAATATATAAACAAGATACTTTAATAAGAATTTACGGCGAAGATGAAGGTCGTAAAATATTCAAACAAACATGTAATGAAATTATCATGCAGCTAGGTAAGGGTTCAGGCAAGGACTATACGTCTACGATTGCTTGTGCTTATGTAGTTTATCTACTGTTATGTCTCAAAGATCCCGCTGTATATTTTGGCAAACCGCCAGGGGATGCTATTGATATTATTAATATTGCTATTAATGCTGTTCAAGCTAACCGAGTATTCTTCAAAGGTTTTAATCAAAGAATTGAGAGATCCCCTTGGTTTCAAGGAAGATATATTGCTAAAGCAAATATGGTTGAATTTGATAAAGGAGTAACAGTTCATTCAGGTCACTCAGAATCAGAAGCATGGGAAGGTTATAACGTATTAATTGTTATCCTTGATGAGATTTCAGGTTTTGAATTGGAATCAACATCTGGACATCAAAATGCAAAGACTGCATCATCTATTTATAAAATGTATAAAGGATCTGTTACATCTCGTTTTCCAGATTTTGGAAAGATTATTTTGCTTTCATTTCCACGTTTTAAGCTTGATTATATTCAACAAAAGTATAATGAAGCGGTGGCGGAGAAAGAAGTCGTACTTAGACACCATAAGTTTAAAGTAGATCCAGATTTGCCAGATGGGATAGCAGGCAATGAATTTGAAGTTGAATGGGAAGAAGATCATATTGTTTCATATAGATTGCCTAAAATATTTGCATTGAAAAGACCTACATGGGAAATTAATCCAACTCGTAAGATTGAAGATTTTACAGAAGCTTTTTATACAGATCCTCAAGATGCTCTTATGCGTTTTGCCTGTATGCCACCAGATGCAACTGATGCGTTCTTTAAGAACCGAGCAGTCATTGAAAAAGCATTTAGCAATCCTAAATTAAATGTAGATGAATATGGTAGGTTTGATGATCAATTTAAGCCTAATCCAGAACGTGTTTATTTTATGCATGTTGACTTGGCTCAAAAGCATGACCATTGTGCAGTAGCATTGGCTCACGTTGAGGGCTGGGTAACTATGAAGATTGGTGAGAACTATAAACAAGCAGCACCTAGAATTGTTATAGATGCAGTTAGATTCTGGACACCTACAGCATCAAAATCAGTTGACTTCACAGAAGTTAAAGATTATATTACAGGTGTAAGAGAAAAAGGATTTAATCTTAAATTAGTTACATTTGACCGATGGAACTCTCACGACATGATGCAACAGCTGGGGGCACATGGAATTAAAACAGAAATTTTATCTGTAGCAAAAAAACATTATGAAGATTTATCTCTTACTTTAACTGAAGAAAGATTACACGGTCCAAGAATTCAATTATTAGTTGATGAGTTGTTACAGTTGCGTATTGTTAAGGATAAAGTTGACCATCCAAGAAAAGGCTCTAAGGATCTATCTGATGCAGTTTGCGGTGCAGTCTTTAATGCGATAGTATTAACTCCTCCAGATGCTGATAAAGAAGTAGAAATCTATAATTATTCAGGAGTATTTGGGGACGAGTTAGAACAACTAAAGAAAGAGTCAGATGAAAGATTGAAGAATACCATTAGGTTGCCAGAAAAAAGAATTATGCCTACAGATATTAGAGATTTCTTTGATGATGATGACGATAGTGAATATAAAGATATAGTTGACAACTTCCGTATCCTCTAGTAGAATAACCTCTATAACAACAAACAAAGGAAAAATAATGTTAGCAAATGGAACTATTCCAACAATTGAAGATGATAATGATATTTATATTAGTTTAACTGCATTGTGTGAATATTTTGCACAATCTTCAGCAAATATGAGACAAGAAATTAAACACAGTAATCCAGCAGATAAGCGTTATGCAAGTGGTCTTTATGATATGATGCATACAATTGCACAGGAAATTGTTGAACTTGGAAAGTTTGAAGCACAACGCCGTATGATTAATGGTCCAGAAGATCTATTGCGTATGATTGACAAGAACCCTTTTGGTAGAGTAGAATAGAATTTGACAATTAGCTCAAAATCTGTTAAGCTAATATTATGAAAAAATGTAATAAATGTGGTGAAGAAAAAGATCTTGAGCTTTTTGCCAAAGGTAAGGGCTATAAAGATAATAGGCGGGGTACTTGTAAAAAATGCCATACTGCTTATGTGACTAAATACTATAATGATCGTCCAGACAAAAAAGCTGCAAAAAATAAGATGAATAATATTTATCAGGAAAATTGGAAAAGACATCATATAACTGAAGAAAAATTTATAGAAATGTTTAAGTTGCATAATGGTTTATGTCATTCTTGCAAAGAAAATGCTGCAATGGTTATAGATCATGATCATAAATGTTGCAACAAACCAAGGTCTTGTGGTAAATGTGTTCGTGGAATATTATGCAGTCAATGCAACACAGCACTTGGACTACTTCAAGACAGTAGACAAAAAATTAAAAATTTGTTACAATATATAAAGTAATAATATTGGGGTATAGTGAAATGGCTATCACGGAACGCTGTTAACGTTCAATACTTGGATCGTAACCAGGTACCCCAGCAAATTATTAACCAACTAACAGAAAGAGTATAATTATGAATATGATGGCAGAGAAAACAGAAGAGGTGGCAAATGTACAATCTTACGTGTTGGGGCCTACTGACCGTTGCGATTCTTGCTCTGCTGAAGCGTTAGTTTGGGTTAATGGTGTGGCTGGGGAACTATTGTTCTGCGGTCATCATTATAATAAACATGAAGAAAAGCTAAAGCAATATGCGTTTGAAATTATTGATGAAAGAAGTAAACTGGTCCAAAATAGAGC